CCGAGCGCGTGTACTGCGTGATGCACGTGCTCGCGCCGGACACGGTGAAGGGCGGGTACATCCAGTTCCTGTACCAGCACTGCGAGACCACGGTGAACCCGTTCGGTCAGGAGCCCATCGTCGACGGGTTCCGCACCGGGCAGACGGCCGAGGAGTTCCTCGCCGCGCTGCCCTACGTGCACTACGTCGAGGACGAGGCGATCAAGCAGATCGTGATCGAGGACATCCCGGCGGTGTGCCCTGATCTGCCGGACGAGCTCGTGGACTACGGGTGGGACGTGTGGGGCAACCGCATCGTCGCCAGCCAGATGGAGGAGAAGCACCGGATCAAGCGGTACCGGATGCTCTACAGCTCGGGCGACTTCGAGCTCACGCTGTTCAAGCAGATCGACGACCTCGTGAAGAGCGACACCGGTCAGGTGCTGATCTACTTCGACAGCTCCGAGCTGGCGAAGGCGTTCTACGCACGCACCGTCGAGTACGGCTGGCGGTCGGTCATCGTGCACGGGACGCTCAGCGCGACCAACAAGCACCGCCGGGTGCAGGCGTTCCTCGAGGGCAACGCGCAGATCATGGTCGGCACGGCGACGATGGCCACCGGCCTCGACGGCGTGGACAAGGTGTGCGACCGGCTCATCATCGTCGACGACACCGACGACGACGCCAAGCGGCGTCAGCTGATGGGCCGCATCCTGCCCCGCGGGCTGGACACGGACATCAGCAAGAAGACGGTCCAGCGGCTGGTCTTCCCCTGAGCATGGGTGGGGAGGGTGTGCACCCCTGCACGCCCCGCACAGGGAAGGACGACCGCATGACGGACCACCGCACCAAGGTGCTCACGGAGCTCACCACCGCGACCTCGCTCGACGGCGTGGAGCTGGCCACGGCCAAGCTGCGCGCGCTCGAGGAGTTCGGGGTGGAGTCCCCGGAGCAGGGTGCAGACCCCGGCCTGGAACCCCCCTGCTGAGGTTCCCCGGCTCGAGGTCAGAGCACCAGTAGTGCAGGGTGGTGTATAGCGAATGCAACCCTTCTACACGCGCACACGCGTAGAAGGGTTGTTCTGGACTTACACCACCCTGCACTAGCCCTGAAATTTCCCGGACAAATTCGGACAAAGGAGGACACCTCGTGACCTGGTACGAGGACGAGAAGCAGTACGTGAGCGACCGGTGGATCGGTCCCGGTGCACCCGGTGACCGTGAGCTCGGCGGGCCGAAGGGCTACGCCCTGGTCGACGTGTTCAGCGAGGGGCGCACGACGCCGGGCTGGGGCCTCGCTGCCACGGAGAAGCACGACGGGTTCATCCGGGAGTACGAGCGCGGCCGGTTCCTGGCGCGCCCGCGCGTCACCCGGTTCACCGAGAAGGGCGCGCCGTTCGCGTTCGTGATGCGCAGCATGAACATGCTCGCGATCGACATCGACCAGCACGCCGAGGCGGGGAGCCCGAACGGCTACGACTCGCTGCTCAGCATCGGGTTCGCGCTGCCGGAGACCATGGCCGAGACCTCGAAGTCCGGGGCCGGCCGGCACCTGTTCTACCAGACGCCGGACCTGTGGCTCCCGGACGAGGGGTACGGCGTGTACGACGACGTCCTCGGGCTCGTGCCCGGGGTCGACATCCGCGCGGTCGGCTGCGTGTACCACTACGACACCCAGCGCTGGAACGACCTGCCGGTGGCGCACGCGCCGCAGGAGCTGCTCGACATGCTCGAGCTCCGTCGCCAGAAGAAGCTGGCGCACGGCAACCGTCTGGCCGCAGCCGCGGCAGACCTGGACGACACGGAGGCACTGATCGTGCACCACGACCTGAAGACCCAGCTGGCCAAGCCGATCCCCTCGGGGAAGCGGAACGCCACGCTGTACGCGATCGGCCGCGACATGTTCCTCTCGGACATGCCGGGCTGGGAGGACGCGATCCGCGACCGGGCGAACGAGATCGGCATCGACACCGCCGAGGCCGAGAAGATCATCGCGAACGCGAGCAAGCCGTGACCGTCGACCCGACGAGCGTGGCCTGCCCGGCGTGCTTCGCGCCCGCGCACACCCCGTGCACGCGCGCGACGGACGACACCCGGGTGGCCGTGAAGTGGACGCACTACTCGCGCCAGACCGCGGCGGACGCCGTCGCGGCCGCGCGCGGGGACACGCCGGTGAAGCTGCCCGAGGTGGAGCAGGGCGGGTTCCTCGTGCTCCGGGGCGACGGCACCGTCACGCTGCACGACGACATGCGCGAGGCGGAGGCCGTGGCCGTCGTCGAGCACGCGGCGGTGTTCGCGATCACGCTGCACCGGGACTACCGGGGCTGACCATGCAGTACATGGTGATCGGCCCCGACCCGGAGGACCCGACCCGCAAGGAGGTGACGTTCTACGACGCCTTCCTCCCCGCGGTGCAGGGGGCGGAGGAGGCGGACGGCCGCCTGTACCAGGTGGTCCTGATCGCCGACTTCGAGGCGGAAGGGAACTGACGTCGCAGGTGAGAGGGTCCGTAGCCACTGGCTGCGGACCCTCTCTCTTTTTTCATGAGAGACTGCGCTGCATGCGAGCAGATGCAGCGTGGGAAGAAGAGGGAGAGCTCGACTACCTGACGGACGTCGAGAAGGAGTTCAAGGAGAGATTTGAGAGAGGAGAGAGAACCTCGACACGAGTGCCGAGCACGGCACTCGATCCGACGGCGAGCGCGCGGGTCGACCAGATCACGCTGCCCGAGGAAGAGCGCGGCAAGATGCCGTACACCAAGGACCAGTACCTGATCCGGGAGAACCCCGCGCTGGTCCAGTGGGAGCGCGAGACGCGCGCGTTCCTGCGCCGGCTCAGCCCGAAGCACGGGCACCGGGTCGCCGCGGTGATGATCTTCGAGTGGGCCACCGGGCTCGCCGTCGCGGACCTCGCGGCCGAGGAGAAGCGGCTGCGCGACGCGGGCGAGTCCACGCGCGGCAAGACGACGTGGCGCGCGGACCTGCGCAAGATCAACGACGTGCTGAAGTTCTACTTCGGGAAGTCGTACATGACCTACATCATGGGTCGCAAGGTGCCGCGCACGTACCGGGTCCCCGTGGGCTGGCGCGTGTACCGGCACCGGCCGATGACGCTGACGCTCTACGCCGAGCGCGAGGCCGGGGCCAAGCTGTGAAGGACGGCGGCTTCTGGTACCTCGGCCACTGGTACGAGCTCACCCCGCTGCTGCCCGCAGCGCAGCGAGGTGAGCTCCCCGAGACGGTACCGCACGAGGAGATCGCGTCCCACCCGATCCTGTGCCCGTGCGAGCCGTGCGCCCGCTACCCGATGACGATCCGCCGCGACGTGAAGCGGCGGTGGCGGGCGAAGCACGGCCCGGTCTACATGCACTAGACGTGGAAGCCGTCCTCCTGCTCGGCGATCACGTGATCCTCCAGGGCCCCGCCCTCGATCCGCTGGAAGATCAGCTGGATGGAGGCGAGGTCCTGGTGGATGATCGCCTGCAGGATCATCGTCGCGGCGGTGTGGTCCAGCAGGTCCGGGCTCTGCGACCACACCGTCTGGATCGTCCCGAACCGCTGGTTCCACAGCCACACGATGCGCGTGTCCAGGGACTGGCGGTGCGCCTCGGGCACCTGCTTGCGGAACTTCCGCACCGGGGGCAGCAGCTCGGTGCTCATGCCTCCACCTCCGGCGTCGCCTCGAGGTTGACGAACTCGATCTCCTGCGAGCGCTTCACCGCGGGCGCGGTGCCCGGACGACGGCGGCCGACGAGCCGGTCGGCGATCATCTTCTGCGCCTTCGTCGACCGCGCGAGCGAGCCGCGGATCTTCGGGTTCGGCGAGTTCGCGATCTGGAACAGCGAGCGCCCGATCATCTCCCAGGCCGGGGAGTCGATCTCCTCCGGCGGCGCGACCGGGTGGTCGGCCACGTAGCGCAGCGCCTCGCGCACGGTCTTGGTGCTCACGCCCACACCCCCGACCAGTCCTCCGTGTAGTCCCCGGCCACCGTGCTGCCTCCGATCACCTCGAGCTGCCCGCCGAAGAAGTCGAGCTCGCGCGTCGCCTGCACCACGTAGCGCAGGGCGTCCATCATGTGCGAGAACTTGTCGTGGAGCGGCTTCTCGGTCCACTCCTGCAGCTTGTTGTTGTACTCGTACTTGAAGTTCTCGAAGCACTCGAGCATCCAGTCGCAGTTCGTGCGGTGGATGATGGCGTTGTACAGCGCGAGGCGCGTGGCCTGGATGTCGGTGATCTCGTCGCCCCACTTGCTGCGGGCGTTCGGGACCTTCCACACCGTCGAGCTCTTCTTCAGCACGGACACGTTCGGGAACTTCAGCCGCATCATGTCCGCGGGCGTGGCGTTGATCGCCTTCTCGTGGTGCTCGCCGTCCCACGGCAGGATGATCCGCTGCATCATGTGGAACCACGGCTTCTCGCGCAGCACGTCCACGTACTCGGGCAGCGCCTTGCCGTGGCCCTCGCCGCAGTCGAAGATCATCAGCTTGTTGTTGTACCACTGGAACGCGATCCACGACGTCGCGTCCGAGTGCTGCCCCGAGGAGCCGATGTCGAAGGCGACGTACACCGGGTGCGCCGGGTGCAGCTGGAAGTCGTCGACCCGGCCGTCCTGCAGCATCTGGAGGTACGCCTCGCCGTAGACCGCGGCCGCATCCATCTCGCCGAAGTCGACGTGGTACTCCTGGTTGAACATGCGGTCGTTGCCGAACCGGCGCAGGTAGGCGTCGCGGTCGATCTCGAGCTGCTCCTGCGAACGCACCAGCGGCAGCCCGGCGGCGAGCATCTGCGCGTTGATGTCGTCGATGCCCCAGATGATCTGGCCGTACTCCGGGTTGCCGTCGAGCGACTGCATCAGCTGCCACAGCGGGTTCTGCCGCTTGCCACGAGGCGTGCTCGCGACCATCAGCTTCTTGTCCGGCGTCGAGGTGAGGATCGGCATGAGGCGCGGGATCGGGTCCTCGCGCGTGAACAGCGCCAGCTCCGTGAACGCGTAGTCCTGGAACGAGGTGCCGACGCCGTTCTTGTCCTTGCCCGACTGGAAGTACCCCTGCAGCTTGAGGCGCGAGCCGTTGGTGAAGCGGCCGACCATGAACGTGTCGGTCCACGACACGAGCTCGGCCGGCACGTTGTCCTTCAGCGCGTGGTGGTACTCGCCGGTCTCCGGGTCCACGTACGTCTTGTCCCAGAGGATGTCCCGGATCATCGGGTTGTCGAGCGAGATGTAGACCCCGGTGGTCTTCGGCTTCTCGAGCCGCCGCTGGCACATGTGCATGGACATGGCCATGTCCTTCCCCGCCTGGCGGGACAGGACCGCCACACCGAACCGCTTCTCGCGGAACAGCCGGTGCACCGCCGCCTGGTACGGGCGCGGGCGGTAGTGGACGGGGAAGGTGTGGGCCACCGGCTACTCCTTGTGCCCGCTGCAGCGCACGCCGCAGCTCGAGCAGAACAGGGACAGGCGGACCGAGGTCGGCCTGTCCCTGTTCTGCTCGAGCTGCAGCGCACGCCGCAGCTCGAGCAGAACAGGGACAGGCGGACCGAGGTCGGCCCGGACGGCAGCGTGAGCGCGACGAGCTTCTGCCCGCCGCACCGCCAGCACGAGGACTTCTCGTTGGTGGCCATCAGATCTGGAACCCGTTCTGCCGGGCGAACGCCGCGAGCACCCCGGCGGCCGCGTTGTCCTCGGTCCCCGCGCCGGTGCCCGCCTTGGAGACGATCCCCGCCTGCGGTCCCGGCGCCGGGGCGGCCGGGGCAGCGAACGTCCCGACCTGCGTGCGCGGCTGCTCGGCGGCGCGCTGCTGCTGCGCCGTCGGGGCGGCCGGCGCAGCCGGTGCCTTCGCCGCGCGCTCGGCCGCCATCTGCGTGCGCAGCTGGTTGACGAGCGGCTGCACCGGGACGTTCCAGCCGAGCAGCTTGCCGCCGCCGG